AGCTTACCCAAAGCATTAAAAAAAAAAAAAAAACTAGACAATGTAGTATGAGTAGTATATAGTAGTATCATTATACGACTGTTTTTTAACTTAACTTAGGAGATTAAGATGTTTACTATTTTAAATTGTATCCATGTCAAACCTTTAAATGATGGCACCAAGGGCTATCGTCTCACATGCAAAGCTGGCACCGTGATCTATCGTAAACGTAAACATAAAATTCGTAATGAGTTTACGTCTGGTGTTTCTACTTTTGGTATTCATAGAGGACTACGCTCAATATATTTTGAGAAGTCTTCTACGCCTAAACCATTCTGGCAACTAGGGTATTGACATAGTGTAGTGTGTAGTGTAGGGTTTGCTCATGCCTTACACTACACAAACTTCTAGAAATTCTAGAACTTTAAAGTATTTAAAACTAAGGAGATGACTAATGAGTTTATATATTCAACTACGAGATGAATTATTATCTTCTGAAGAAGAGCTTACTGTTCGTCAATGCTGGATCGAAGCCGACTGTATTGAACTCCATGAAAGTGGTTTTTCTTATCTTAGTACAGAGTCTGGTGACTGGGAACATATCGTTCAAAAAAATAAAAAGTTTTATTTGTTCCCTCTTCACTATAATTTAGGATATGATTTTCTATGGATTAGAGATAGGTTAATGGATGGTTGTAAATTAGGAGCTAACAAATGAAATTAAGACCAGAGTTTGAAAAAGAATGTTTGAAGGCTGTTATTAACGACATGAAAAGAGAGATAGCTTTCGGCTTAGATAATGCTAAAAACAGTGAGGCTTTACTTGAGGCTGATACGTGGATAGACATCTATGACAAAGAAACCGATGAGATTTATTCAATTAATTATTCGTGGGATTGGTCGAACGACGAAAAAGAAGTAAGTGTTGTAGCATATCCCACTGAAGAGTATAAAGAAAATGGTGAAACTTATATTCGTGAATTAACAACTGGTGATTGTGTAATTATTCTAGGAGATGACCTATGAAAAGTATTATTGTATTTAATGATAGTCATAAATCTGATGGATTTGAGGAAGCAGTAAGACTTATTAATGAACTAATAGAAGATAAGAGTTCTCTCAAAATAAACTATATATTTCTTGAAGATTTCGTGAGTGATGAGGGTGAATACGCTTTCCATGTTTGGATTACAAAGGGAGATGATGATGACTAACAAAGACACTATATTAGTGGATACATGGCAAGCTAAGTTTGATATGATCCCTGTTGATGTTGAATTGATAGAGAGTAAAACATCTAAAAAAGTTAAGGTATTTGTAGATGGTAAACTGTTTAAAATATATCCATCAATAAATTCTTTTAATAAGGAGTTGTTGGGATGATGAAAGCAAAAGAGAGAGATGGATGGGTGCGACACTATGACCTATTTACATTAGCCAATCACCCTATTAATATAGCTACCGATTGGCCTAGAGAGTGGGCATGGTATCAGTATCCGGCAGAGTTTCAGAAGCTGGCTATTAAATTGTTATTAAGAATTGAAGGAGATAACTAATGTTTAACAACCCTTTAACTGGATATATAGTATGTCTTGGTATTGTAGTAGCTGTTTTAGTATTGGTATATTTGAAAGTAACTGGTTTTACTATAGGATAATATGGAGATAGTGATGAGTATTTTAAACTCTAAAGGTGAACGAGTAGAAGCAGACGGATTAACAATTGAAGAACTAAAAACTTATCTTACTGAAGATATGATGATTGGTTGGGGTTCAGGATATCCAACTGCTTTTCAACAGACACATATAAATATGATTGAAGCATTATATAAAAAAGCACTACGTAAAGATTAGGAGTTGACCAATGACTAATAAAAAGTGGGCTATAATATGCGACTGTGCATGGTGCAATGGTGAGGGTGAAACCTACGGCAATGACCCAAGCAAGAAGGCAGAAGAGTGCAGGGAATGTGAGGGTCATGGGATAGAAGAGTTCTATGAAGACGCTGATGAGTACGAGAACGAAGAAGAAGCACGAGAAGATTACAAAGAGAAAGACATATTATTCGTAGCCCTTGTAGATCGTGCATGGGGCAGTCCAACAATAAGCATGGAGTAGATAATGTTATTAGAACGTACATCAATAATTAGCAATAAGACTACAACAATGGAGCTACCCATAACCAATGAACAGCTTAACCGTTGGGAACAAGGAGAACTTATACAGAATGTATTTCCTGACTTGACACCTGATCAACGTGAGTTCATAATGACAGGCATTACTGGAGAAGAATGGGGTACTCTAGACTTCTAGAAATTCTAGAACTTTGAAAGGGAAGATCATGAGTAATATACACAACGATGCTATCAAGGAAATGTTATACGAAGCGGCCTTGACAAGTCTTATTGAAGGTGGTAAACCTGACAATGAAGAGACTGCTATTGAGGCAGTCAAGATGGTAAACAAAGAGTTTGAAGAAAGGGAAGGATACTGATATGAAAAATCCATTTGGTACAACCACAACACAAGATAAACCCTATGCTATATACAAGAATGACTTTGGTTGGGAGTGGCGTGTGTTAAAAACATACCAACGTCCTGATAAAGAACCAAGCAATAAGTATGCACGGTGGTTTGTTGCGGCTACGTCACCACACATGCACGATGGTGGCTATGAACTGGGTGACACCTACATTGCTGACATAATGGGACCAGCACAAGGCTACTTACTGTCAGCTACTGATGAATGGAAAGAACATTACAAAGGAGAAGTACAATGAGACTGCCTGATGGGTGGATGTCTCCCTACGATTGGGAGCTATGGATGGAGAACACTTTAGATGAAATGCCATCATGGTATAGTGATGTTAACCTGCGAGAAGATGCTTACATTAACTATATCAAAGGACTTACTGACTATGATACAACAAATCGAAGAAAAGAAAGGTTAAAAAAGTGTCTATAATTATGTACTTAATTATATTTCATGTTGTAGTTGAAATTATAGTTGCATAGTATAAGATAGTATGATATAATATAAGGATGAAGACAATGAAGAAGCTACCTAAAGACTTTTGCGAATGGCTGTTTGATGTAATGGACATACCATTCTCTAAACAAATGGATTGGAAACTTAAACACCAACGATCTCCAGAGGAGAGAGAATATAAAAATGTTAATCGTTATACAAGAGCAGGTAAGGGTGGTAAGTTTATCATGTGTCCTCACTGTCATGCTGATACCCGTGTCTATCATTTCTCATGGGCTAACATGACTTGTAATAATTGTATGGCATCTGTTGATAAAAATGATTGGCTTGAAATTGATTGGAAATACTGATGAATAAATTTAATTTTAAATCTCACGATGAAGTACCTAATTCTCTAGCAGATTATGTAGTAGATGTATGTGTCTTCTCTGGTCTAAAAATAAATAGCTTGACAGATATTAAGTTATCTGATATAAACGGTTTTCTAAATGGTCTTGAAGAACAATCTAATGAGGTAAGCAAATGAGTGTAGTAGAGGGTAAGGTGTGGGGGACAACGATGCCCCTTATCCAACGTCCTATGTTAGAGGTGCATAGTATTTTTGTTAATATTGGTGGCTATTGTTCTAAGCATAGACATCAGTCAAAGATCAACGCCTTCTATGTAGAAGAGGGTGAGCTTGAGATACACCGTTGGAAAGATTATGACTTGGTTGATGTTACAGTTTTATACAATGAAGATGTAGCTATAGTTCCGGCTGGTGAGTATCACATGTTCAAGGCCAGAAGAGATACTAAAGCACTGGAAATATATTGGTCTGAGCTATCTCTTAATGATATAGAAAGAGAAGTAGTAGGTGGTATAATAGAAAAAGATAATCCACTTATAGATAACTTTGGTAAAGTATTTAATTTAGATGAATTAGAGGGAAAAAACTAATGTCTGTTATAATGGAAGTAGCAAAGCAAAGTGGGAGTCCTACATTAATTATGAAGGAAGACTATAACTCCCTAGACTTTTCAGAGAAACTACAATGCTTAGTCTCAATACGTACAGCTATTGAAAAAGAAATAGCTTTTACTGAGAAAGATTTAAATAAGTTTGTTGGTAAAAGAAAGTTTATGTAATGTTTAAATCAATAATAATATTATTACTATTAAGTAGTTCTATAAATGCAAAACCTTTCTCAGTTCCTGATCAATTTAATCTTAACAAAGAAGAGCTTTGCTTAGTTCAAGCTATTTATTTTGAAGCAAGGGGTGAAAGTTTTATAGGACAGTTAGCAGTAGGCAGTGTCATACTACAAAGACTTGAGAGTAAATCATTCCCTAATACTATATGTAGTGTGGTTCAATCAGGTAAGTATTGGAAAGGTAATCCAGTAAAAAATAAATGTGCCTTCAGTTATTGGTGCGATGGTAAGACAGAAAAGATGTACAACTATAATGCGTATGATGAAGCTGTCAATGCAGCCAACCTAGTATTGGGTGGAGCATCCATATCTTTACTCAATGGGGCAACACACTATCATGCTTTTTATGTCCAACCTAATTGGTCTACTAAGATGAAAAGAATAACTAGAATAGGTAAACATATATTTTATAAAAGATAAAGTTCTAGAATTTCTAGAAGTTTAGAAAGGTAAATATGTTTGTTATAGTTCAAGATATAATTAAAGAAGCGCATAAAGATATAGATGACTTTGATTGTTTTGATTTACTCACAACACCAACAGGCTTTCCAATGAAGTTCCCTACAGAGGGAGAAGCAATAAAGTTTTTAAGTAAATTGGGTATTGAAGAAGCAACAAGTTTTGAAACAGGGGAGATTAGAATTGACAGAGTTCACTGAAGAATATACTGTGCTTGTCTCTCAGTTACATACTAATATTAGTAAGCTGAAAGCACAGCTAAGAGAATCAAATAATACTATCAAACAATTAAGAAAAGAATTATCTATGGCACGACAAGAGAATGGTATTGGTAATTCATGGGCTGAGTTGGATGACGGCAGAGATAATTAATTTTTATAAGCACTGGAAAGAAAGACAAGAGACACTAAGAAAATCTCTTGGATATCCCGGTGATCTGTGGTACATGATGCTTGACAACGGCTATGAACCTACAAACATTGATGATGTCAGACAATTTATAGAGGATCATGAAAATGACTAAGAATTTTTGGCAGAAAGACAGAGCAACTTTATTTAAAAACTATATGCGTCAGTATAAAGAAGAAGGCTATGATGCAAAAGAAGCTAGGCAGTTAGCCAAGATTGAGATCAACGAAGTCATGGCAGACAAAGAAGACTTTGTAGATAATCTTTGGAAAGAAACTTTTGAAGATGTATAGTCTAGTCTACAAAGATAATGTAGTACAAAGATGTAGAACTAAACGTGAAGCGCAGAAAGAACTTGACGACAGGGCTAGTCTGTGCTATATGTTAAGAGTAAAACCTTCTGAAGCATATTCAATTACGAAAGGAAAGACCAATGCAACCAGAAGAAAGCGGATACAAAGGCCCATGCGATGAGTGTGGATCATCCGACGCCAACCATCATTACCCCGATGGTCACACCTATTGTTACAGTTGTAAAACACATAAACCTGCAAAGAAAGTAACCACTATGGCTACAGTACAACCGACACACTCTAACAGTCTTAGCTCTACAAGACTTGCTGAGTACAATGATATACCTGATCGTAAGATCACAAAGGATACAGCTAAAAAATTCAATACCCTGACAAAGAAGAAGGGGTCAATGACAACGCATCACGTCTATCAGTACTATGATAGTAAGGGTAATCACATTTGTAATAAGGTGCGTGACACTGCCAATAAAAAGTTCTGGTCTGAGGGTAGCATGAGTGAGGCTGGTCTGTTTGGTCAGAATGTTTTTACCCAAAAGGCAAAGTTCATTACCATTACAGAGGGCGAGGTAGATGCTATGTCTGCCTATCAGCTAATGGGTTCTCAATGGCCTGTTGTCTCACTCAAGAATGGTGCGGCATCAGCCGTATCAAACTGCAAGCAATCGTTTGAATACCTAAATCAATTTGGTAATATTGTATTGTGTTTTGATAATGACAAGGCAGGTAAGAAAGCAGCTAATGAGGTCGCTGAAATCTTTGAGCCTAACAAGTGCCGGATCATGCAACTTGACTTGAAAGATGCCAATGAGTGCCTCAAGGTAGGCATGAGGTCAGAAGACTTTATCAATGCTTGGTGGGCCGCAAAACCTTTTACTCCTGCTGGCATTATCAATCTACATGATCTTGGTGATAGCCTCTATGATGAAAGCTATTGTGAGACTTGTCTGTACCCTTGGTCTAATCTCAATGAGAAGACCTATGGTATGAGGACAGGTGAGCTTGTCACGTTCACCAGTGGGGCTGGTATGGGCAAGTCAAGCATCATGCGTGAACTCATGCACCACCTCATGATGAACACCAAGGATAACATTGGTGTGTTAGCAATGGAAGAGAGCATTCGCAACACAGCCTTCAACATCATGAGTGTTGAGGCTAACGCTAGGCTCTACATCAAAGAGGTACGTGATCAATATACCAAGGAACAGTTACGTGAGTGGCAGAAGAAAACTGTAGGCAGTAAAAGGTTCTTTGCCTTCGATCACTTTGGTTCAATCAGTAACGATGAAATCCTAGCCCGTGTACGCTACATGGCTAAAGCATTGGAGACTAAGTGGGTGATACTAGATCACCTTAGTATCTTGGTATCCGGTCAAGAAGATAATGGTGATGAACGTAAGTCAATTGATATTTTAATGACTAAGTTACGGTCCTTGGTGGAGGAGACAGGCATAGGCTTGTTGCTTGTCAGCCACCTGCGAAGGCCAAGTGGTGATCGTGGTCATGAGGATGGGCGTGAGGTATCTCTCTCACACCTACGTGGCTCTGCCAGCATTGCACATCTAAGTGATGCCGTCATAGCCTTGGAACGTAACCAGCAAGCAGACGATGAACAAGCCGCCAACACCACCACCATACGTATTCTAAAGAACAGGTACACTGGTGACACAGGTGTGGCTTGTTACTTACACTACAATAAAGAAACTGGCAGGATGACACAGATTGATAACCCTTTTATGGAGGATGAGTGATGGCTTGGGTAGATAAAGATAAGGAAAGAAAATATTATAAAGAAAAGAAAAAAAGCCGATATCAAAATGATCCTGAGTTTAGAGAAAAAGAAAAAGCTAGGAGAAGAAAATATACTGCTACACATCCTGAACAAGGTAAAGTTCAAAATCAAAGATGGAAAGAAAAAATTAGTGTCTTAGGTTCCGATGCTTTCTTTGCAGACAGACTGAGTACTCTAAGGGTAAGGTCAAAAGAAAAAAGTTTTGATTTTAACTTGACTAAGAAGTATCTTAAAGATATATATCCTAAAGATAATAAGTGTCCTGCACTAGGAATAAAATTTCAAATAGGAAGTGAAGGTGGTAGAGCGACTTCTCCTAGTGTTGATCGTATTGATAATTCAAAAGGTTATATCAAGGGTAATATAATTTGGGTATCTTCTCTAGCTAATATGATTATGACATCTGCTACGCCTCAACAAGTTTTAGATGTGGGAAAATTTTTTAAAAACCAAATGGAAAGTAACAATGAACACAATAGGCAAGCGTAAACAGTTTGATAAAGCTTTATATGAAGTAGCAGATAGAGATGCAAAGTCTGCTACCTTGAAGTACATTAAAGATATGAACTACACTACTGTAGACACAACAGAGAGGAAAGACTTTGATATTATCTGCAAAGCTACAGAAAATATTCATCACCTTTATGAAGTAGAGGTAAAGTATTCTTGGAAAGGTGAGTGGAATCCTTTCTGGAAAGAGATACGAATACCTTATCGCAAGAGCCGCTTACTTACTAAGTGGAAAGAGCAATACCCTGATGCACTCTTCACATTCATAGTGTGGCGTAACGATTGTAAACAGGCGTGGCATATTGACGCAAATATTTTACTTGACTGCGAAGTAAAAGAAGTGTCTAATAGGAACATCAGAAAGGGTGAGAAGTTCTTCCACATTAATGTAGAGGATGCCTGTCTCATTGAAGTAGAATGACAACAGCTATAGTTGATATTGAAACAGACAGTTTGAATGCAACAAAGATACACTGTATCGTAGCAAGGAGTTATGAAACAAATAAAGTTAAGGCGTGGGTAGGGCAGGAGTGTTCGGAGTTTGCTAGTTGGTCGCAGCAAATAGATACCTTTGTAATGCACAATGGTATTAGCTTCGATGCTCCTGTCCTGAACCGCCTACTTGGATGTAATATAAAGCTCAATCAAATACGTGATACTCTTATTGAGTCACAGCTTTACAATCCAATAAGGGATGGTGGTCATTCTCTTGAGGCATGGGGCAAGAGCCTTGGCCTTGAGAAGGGTGACTTCCATGACTTCTCAGAGTACTCACCTGAGATGTTGGAGTATTGTAAACGTGATACAGAAGTCACACGGCGTGTAGCACAGGAGCTAGAGAAAGAAGGTAAAGCTTTTAAATCTAAAGCCTATGAGCTAGAGTGTAAGGTCAGAGCTATTATAGATAAACAGCAGAATAATGGCTTTGCTTTTAAATTAAAAGAAGCTATGATTCTACAGGCTCAGTTACAAGATGAACTACATGAGCTAGAACGTAAAGCAGAAGAAGACTTTGAACCAAATGTAATTGAACTAAAGACCAAGACTAAGTACATACCTTTTAACATAGCAAGTCGTAAGCAGATAGCTGAGAGACTACAGGCTAAAGGGTGGAAGCCCAAGCAGATGACTGATAAGGGTAATGTAATTATTAATGAAGCAGTCTTATCAAAGATTGATATGCCCGAAGCTAAGATGTTTAATCGGTACTTCTTATTACAGAAACGTACTGGTTTGATAAAGGCATGGATTAATGCCTGTGAAGATGACAACCGTGTGCGAGGTAAAGTAATGACACTTCGTACAGTAACTGGAAGGATGGCTCATGCAGTTCCTAATATGGCACAAGTTCCCGCTATCTATAGTCCTTACGGCAAAGAATGCAGGGGATTATGGACAGTGGATGATGAATCTAAATATCGCTTGGTAGGTGTGGATGCCAGTGGTCTTGAATTAAGATGCTTGGCACACTATATGAATGACCCTGAGTATACGAACATCGTATTAACAGGTGATGTACACACAGCTAATCAACAAGCAGCAGGACTACAGACCAGAGATCAAGCCAAGACTTTTATCTATGCCTTTCTATATGGTGCAGGTGCAACTAAGATTGGTAAGGTAGTTGGTGGTGGTCCTAAGAAAGGACAGCAACTAATAACTAAGTTCTTAAATAACATGCCAGCTTTAAAAAGATTAAGAGAACAAGTAGCTATGTGGTCATCTAAAGGTACGGTTCCGGCCCTAGATGGTAGACTATTACACATTAGATCAGAACATGCCGCAGTTAATACTTTACTTCAAGGTGCTGGTGCTATAGTATGTAAACAATGGCTTGTTCACATTATGGAGCGAGTTATTAAAGCTAAGTTAAATGTCAGATTGGTTGCCTCAATCCATGATGAATATCAATTTGAGGTAGCTATACCTGACATAGAAAGATTTTGTAGGCTAACAAAGGAGGCAATGACACAGACAACAAAGACACTGAAGATGAAGTGTGAATTAGACTGTGATTATAAAGTTGGAAAAACATGGGCTGAGACACACTGATGACAGATCAACTTGATCTTTTTAAAGAAGTTAAGTCTACAAAACTTAGTGATCAAACTAGAGTATGTAGAAATTGTGGAGAAACTAAAGATATAACTTCCTTTGTTCCAAGTTGGTATAGAAGAGATGGTAGTAAGTCATATGAAACTATTTGTAAAAAATGTAGAGCCATTAATGTATCTCAAAGACGGTTGTTAAAAGAAAAAACACCCTATCCTTCCGATGATTATTGTTGTCCAATTTGTAACAGTTCTTCAGAAAATTTAAAGAATAAAATAGATGGAGAACATAAAGGAATGAATAAAGGGTCTTGGGTGTTAGACCATGATCATAAAAGTGGTAAGTTTAGAGGATGGCTTTGTAATAAATGTAACTCAGCCTTGGGTTGGTTAAACGATGATATTAATTATGTGAGGAGGGCTTTAAATTATTTAGAAAATTTTAAAAATAACAGTTGACAACCTCAATCAGATAGTGTATACTGATGGAGTTAAAGTAGTAGACAAATATATCAACAGCCACGATGGTGTGGCACTAAACACAAAGGATACTTTTAATATGCCTATTCAACCTTTATATCTAACTGGTAAATGCTATTGGGCCTCAGTGATTGAACCTAATAGTACGTTTGAACCAGCTTGGCAAGTTGATCTTTGCCTTGATGAAGATACTAAAGCTTTAGTCCAAGAAGCAGGGCTAACGGTACGTAATAAAGATGATGATCGTGGCGAGTTTGTCACGTTGAAGCGTAAGGTGCAGGGTAAGAATGGCCCTCGTCAAGCACCTTCGGTAGTGGATTCCCAAAATAATCCTTGGGATAAGAAACTTATTGGGAATGGTAGTGTGGTCACTGTCAAAGCACTTCCCTTTGAGTGGAACTATGCAGGTAAGTCAGGTAAGTCGGCTGACCTTGCAGCAGTTCAGGTAGTTGAGTTGGTTGAGTATGGGGATAAAGGCTTTGATGTTGTTGAAGGCGGTTACGTTAATCAAGCAACGGCTGAGATGTCAGACGATATTCCTTTTGGTAACTAGGTGAAGGTGGGGGTGTTGCATTTTGTTCGGTGGTGTAGCACCCCCATTTTATTATGAAAAAAATTGAGACATTAGTAGAAGATATCTATGATCTTTTTAATTTATCACCTATAGAGAGGGACGAGAAAGAAGTAGATGAGCTTATAGATAAGTTTGGAGATATGCTTAAAGTTCATATCAAAGAATTTATGTATAGTAAACCAAGAGACAGTGGGAATCTAAGACTATCTGCAATAGGTAAACCCAATAGGCAGATATGGTATGATGTTAATACAGAGACAACAGAAGAACAGCTACCACCAAGCACACGTATTAAATTCTTGTATGGATATATCCTAGAAGAATTACTTTTACTTTGTGCTGAAGTTGCTGGTCATAAGGTAGAGGCACAACAAAGAGAAGTAACAGTAGAAGGAGTACGTGGTCATCAGGACGCAATTATTGATGGGGTTCTTGTGGATTGTAAGTCTGCTTCTGGTAGAAGCTTTGATAAGTTTTCAAAACATACACTAGCAGACGATGATCCCTTTGGTTATATAGCACAGATATCTGCCTATGCACAAGCCAATGATATAAACAAAGCAGCCTTTCTTGTTATAGATAAATCTACTGGTAAGATTTGCTTAACACCAGTTCATTCAATGGAGATGATTAATGCTGGCGAGAGAGTTAAGGTTCTTAAAAAAATTGTGGACAGAGACACTATACCTGATCGGTGTTATGATCCTGTACCTGATGGGAAGTCTGGTAATTATAAGCTTTCTATTGGTTGTGTTTATTGCAGACATAAGACTTTATGTTGGTCTGATGCTAACCAAGGTCAAGGCATTAGGACTTTTAAGTATTCAAATGGTAATAGACACTTGGTACAAATTGCGAAGATGCCTGACGTTGAGGAAATAATTAATTAAGTATGCACTGGAAGTACTACAAGAAGCCTGACCCTAATAGTCACTTTGGGTTTGTCTATCTTATTACAAACAAGAAGACAGGTAAGGCTTATGTGGGCTGCAAACAGTATTGGCATCCGGTGAAGAGAAAGAAGGGTAGTTCCAAGGCAACCAAGAGAGAATCCAATTGGGTTATCTATATGGGTTCCTCTAAGTTGCTGTTGGAAGATATCAAGAAGCTAGGTAAAAGAAGTTTTAAGTTTGAGATAATAGCAGAGTTTAAAAACAAAAGAAGCCTGAAGTATTATGAGCTATACTACCAGATGAAGTATAATGTTTTGTCCTCTACCTTGGAAGGTACAGATGAACCAGCATACTATAATAACTATGTAGGTGGTAAGTTCTATAGGCCAGTACAAGAGTTTGAGAATGAACCTACAAGATTTAGATAATATACTAGAGTTACAATCAAAAGCTTTTACAAATTCAGAGAATATTTTATTCTTATCAGTTATATATCAAGCATTACTTGATGCGACTGAACCTAAAGTTGAGAATGAAAGGACAAGTATAACCTCTATTAGGAAGCAAGCAAAGGCTTGGTTCTTTGCATCAATAGGTGTGACATGCCAAGACTTTGAATTTATCTGTGATAATGCTGGGCTTAAACCTTCAATGGTTAGAGAGTTTGCGGCCTATGTTATTAATTCAGATGATGGAGATGAAGCTAGAAGTAAATTAAATCTTATATGGAAAGGAGCTAATGATAGTTAGATGTCAGACATGCAAAGCGATCATGAATTTACACATGAATCAAGAGACAATTATATCTTGAGAAGAATGAAAGAAGATAGAGAACAAGTAGTGATTGAATCTGATGAAGCTATATTAGATAAACAAATAGGAGGAGATCATTACAAAGATTGTAAGATACAACCCGTCGAATACATACATGCTAATCAATTAGATTATTTTGAAGGTAATGTAATTAAGTATGTCACCAGACACAGAACAAAAGGAGAAGGTAAAAAAGATATTGAAAAAGCCATACACTACGCTGAACTGATACTAGAACTATATTATAAATAAGAGGGAACCATGCCAAACAACTACTTACCAACACTTTACCAAGAATTTATTCACCTATCAAGATACTCTCGTTGGCTCTATGATGAAGAGAGAAGGGAGACTTGGCCTGAAACAGTGGGGAGATATTTCTCATTCTTTAAGGAACATGTCAAAGACTTACATGATTTTAATCTGACTGCCAGTACAATAAAAGAATTAGAAGAGGCTGTATTATCATTAAAGGTAATGCCTTCTATGCGTTGTCTGATGTCAGCAGGTGATGCACTCAAGCGGGAGAACATAGCAGGGTACAACTGTTCTTATGTTGCCATTGATCGTGTTCAAGCTTTCGATGAGGTCTTATACATTCTCATGAACGGCACTGGTGTAGGCTTCAGTGTTGAACGTCAGTTTGTTTCTA